GCATACTCGCGTATGCTCGCAGGGACACAAGCAGCGTTAGCCAGTAACGACCGCAAGATCCGCTCAGAGATGGACCTAAAGAGGCCATCCGTCGCCGACTTGTAGTCGCCTGACGTAAGAACGCCACCAAAAAAAGAAGAAAAACCCGCCTCCTTAAGCTTACTCTCATCAACGTCACCTCGACACAGCCACTTCTTTTTAGAAAGAAAAGAATAGATGGTCTTGTGAAGAGGCTTCAGGAACAATCCCTCCTTGTCGAACTTCGACAAGGGGCGGGGCTTCCCGCTTGACTGGACAACAATGAGAGAGCCATTCAACCGTTCAGGCAAGGGAACACGGCCAAAAACGGCGTCCAAATACTCAGACTGGGAAAAACCTGAGGACTCGAAAGCCCCCAGAGACCCACCCTGAGCACGAACGCCGCCGTGTCCCTCTACAACCCACTCGCCGTCTTCACCTACTGAGACGCGAGAACCAAAAACAGAAGAAAGTGGAGGAGAGGTCACCCGGCACCAAGAATCATAAGAGGTATCCCACGCTTTAGGAAAAAGGCGCGAGACCTCACGATCAACAAATTGAAGGAAACCGGGAGGGGGATCAGGAGAAGGAAGGGACAAACCAGCGACGAGCTTGTCAAGCATTTTCGACTCCATGCAAGGGCACGAGTCAGGCAAAAGCTTTTTTATGGACTGAAACGAAGCATCAAAAACGGGGTCTCCAGTGGGAGAACACCCGAGAAAACGCTTCACTTCATCCATCTCGTCGGAACAAGTCCGTGAGGGGAGAAAAGGGCAGGTGTAACGGGACGGCGCGACATCGTACGAATACGACCACGCCTCGGAGGCCACCTGCACAGTCTCCCTAAGACGGTTTACGAAGGCGCGACACTTCTTGGAAGTGCGCGAAGAATTGTTCACATTGTTCTTTTTTTCCTCTGTTGTGACCATGATAAAAGAGGGGGGGAAACGGTGCTTCAATTAGCCATTTAAAGACGGCAGGGTGTCCCAGACCCGGTCTGTTTTTGAATTACGGTTTCTGGATGTCTCCAACTGCCGGTGCCTTTGTGAGGTATGGTCCCCCGAGCCGAAGCTCTCCCGTGTTTGCCGAAGCTACGATACGGTAGACGTAAGAGGGTTTCTGTGTGTCATGTGTGACCCCCAAATCCACGCCGACAAAAGCTTGTCGATTTGATCATCAATCGCGCCAACAAGCAAACCTACACCGAAGTGCAAGTCGCGTTGCCCAAAGAGGCAGCAGCCGTGACCACTGACAAATTAAGCCTTCGCTATAACCACGTCCTAGACGGCGGTTATA